GATCCCCATAGTCAATTTCGTTAATGTATTCCAGACCTTGGTCTTACCAACGATTATCATTAGGGCTATTTCTAATTGTGACTTTGACTTTATACTCCTAGGCAAAAATCAAATTGCTAGAGCTTGAGCTTGTGTCTTCAGATGTCTGGGAGTCATCATCCGATTCAGAGTCTCTGCCTGCAACATTCCCTATCTTACATTTATATAACATATTAAAGAAACTTGTGGTGCTCTCAGTCATGAACACTATTTCATCATCCTCTTCACTACCATCAGAAGCGTCATCTGCTTCCCACCCTGTCTTCCTGTGCTCATCCATAAGGGTTCTTATGGATTTGCATTCCCAGATGTTTTTGGCCATCAACCCGTACTTTACTATGCAAGAAATCACTGACTTAAGCAATCTCCTGTTTCTACCTCTTGATTCTACAGTCAAGTTGTCAATTGGTGCCTCATACATGCACTCAAGCATAGATCTTGCATCATTATCAACCTCGTGGCCTTCCTGGGAAGCAGTTGTTACAGCATGTATTATGCTTAAAAGTGATTGTGTGAACCTGCTTCTTAAAGTTGCAGTTATAAAATATCTGGCTCGTTTTGGGTCCAAGGTGAGTGTGCTAAGCTCGATCAGTATGTTGGTGATGTCCTTTTGTGCAATTTTGATGTTGACGCCAATGTCATACTCATCTTCTATTTGATCGACATAGTCTTCCTGATCTACCGGCTCCTCAAGGCCTTCGAATGGTTCAGGGCCAAGAGCTAGTCCTATCTCGACAGTGGATAGTGCACTAGTTATTGCTTCACTTGCAAGTTTTACCCTATTATCCATTCTGGTGATCAGAAGCCCAGCATAGTTTAGTATTATCTTTGATGGCGGTACTTCATCCATAATGAATTTCAAAACCGTACTCCTCGAGGATTTCACCAACTCTCCGAGTATCACTTTCTTTAAAAGACCATAACTGGAAAGAGCATTGATGCTCAATCCGTCCAGTGTCAAGTAAGAGAATGACAATCTTCTGTAGTTTGTTGTATGATGGGCATCCTTGAAATTAAAAAGTAGGACTCTCACGCTCTCGAACCTTTTAGTTTGTTTCTTCGTCCCCATTAATGGGTCTGTTTCAATAAAAATTCTGGTTTCATGTCTGTGCCCATAACATTTGTTGCCCTCCACTTCATACCTAGTGTATTGATAGTGAGAACTGCTTGGTGTCTCCATATTATAACTATATTCCAGCGGTATATAAGTCACAATATCCCTCTCTGATGTCATTGCTCTAAGCAGTATAGTTCCTGCGTCATCTTCAGTCAGACTGAACCCCCCCTTATGTGCCACTTCCTTGAATGGGTTCCCTGATTTTTCTATTCTGGTGGTGTTGTTTCTCCCATATATAAGCCGCAGCTTGCTACCAGAGTTCCTACTGTTCCAGAATGTGGAATTCCCCCATGATTCAAAGCTGCTTGGTTTCCTGTATCCAGGGAACGGTGTTCTTGTTATGAAGTAATGTAGCAGTTCCACAATCTTATTTACTTTCAATGTATTTGTTGTCACTGTCTCGATGTCCCCAGGGCTCCCTTTGATAACAAGAGCATCAAGGCCTTTACTGATCATCACTTCGAAGGGACCAAAATACTCGTTCTTACCATCTGGTAGCTTCCTCCTTTCTTGCTCTTTGATCCAGTGTATATTGAAATCCAACAGCTTTGTCACTTCCCTTATGTACACATCCGTACCAGTCGCGAGATGAGCAAGGGTGGCTAAGTATCTCTTTGAGTATGAATCAGCATGGTTGAAAACTTCGCCAAATCTGACACTGTCTACCATGGAAGCTATTTGAATACCGTCACATTTTATGTCAGCAAATGTCTCCCTCATGTCCATCCCATAGCATTTGTTCATGAATAGTACCACTTCCAGTGCACCCATCAAATTGTTAGTTATATCTTTAGCATCACTAACAGTCTTGCTGATAGTTGATACAGGCATACATCCTGATGTTGATAAGCACCCAATGATTTGGACACCAAGGAACTGGCACTTCTCATACACTGAAGTGATATACTCCATTTGGGTTCTTCTGTTTAATGGTGGTGCAATTATGTACCTATTGCGCCTCACGTTTATGTGATGGAAATAAATAGTACGAACAACATTGAGAATGTCGGTACCAGCATTGAACCAATCAATGTAGATATTGAGGATAGTCTCACAATCAGACTTCATCCGGGCTTCATTTTTAAAAGTGTAACCCTGAGTTTTGAGATACCCAGGCCGAGCAATCTCAACGAGAATTGACTGTATATCATTGGAGACATCAATGTCGTCCTCTGATTTTGGTATCTCATTGGCGATGGAACCCTCTGAATCAATTCTTGACTCAGCAACGTAATTGGTGATTATGTAATGGGCAATCTTTGCTCTGCCAGTCGGATCACTGAGAACTCTCTCTAAGAAGTCACTTGATATATTTATATTATGGACTTGTGACAACCTTTCGTGCAGCCTGAGGAGTACTGTATATGCACCAGTTATAGAGAGCTTTTTAGGAATTCCACCAACAGTGCAACACTTTTGCGTAGCAGCATACGCATTTGCTGCTGCTTTCTGCCTCAGGCTCCTTGTGTAGTTCAATTCAGATAACATTATTATCATGCTATTTGATTGGTCCTTCAAATCTGCGATTGCTGTCTGTATAGAATTCCTTTCCTTGAAAAGTCCTGCTAACCCAGACGGAGTCAGCGATGAAAACCTGTCCAGCATTGTCAAGGTCCTTGAAATCTTCTTGGGCACGTTGATAATCCAATTGATAGAGTTGATTGTTGATCTTGCAAATGACCCATCAAAGGATGATAATCCTTCACTAGTCACAGTAATCTCAGTACTGTTAGCAACAACCAGTTCTGGTTCTAGATGCATCTCTCTCAATTGATTTATCAGCTCATTCTCTGCATCATTGTCAAGCTCCTTCTCTATCATCTCTATATCCTGGTACAATTTGGCAGACAGCTTAATGTCATCCAGGTCTTCTCGAGCTGGGTCAATATCTGAAGGGTTCTGTGTTTTCAAAAGTTCCATTCTTGCTGCCCATGTCTCTTTATTTCTTACCCGTTTCATATTGAGTGTGATGGATGTTCGGACTATTTTCTCTTCATTTGAGCCCACTCTCAGCTTGTATAGGGACTTGCAGTGTTCAAGTTGCGCCTGTGTCCCTGAAATGCAGAGCTCGAAGGTCGATATTCGTCCCGGCCAGCCTCCTAGTTCACAAGGAAGTAGAGTAATATCTATATCATGCCTCTTCAAATCATTGAATTTACCATCTCCAATATTGTAAAGCTTAAAGATTTGGTTTTTCAGCTCTGCCCTGACATAAACACAAATGTTCTCAGGTGCCCCTTCTCTGAGGAGATTGCCAAGCTGTGCAACAGAATTAGAGACATCACGGCAGAGGTCAACACCCATGTTGTTTCTGAAGCTACTGACTGCCAATTTTGCCCATATATTGATGACTGTGCCGTTTGCTACATACTTTTGGATTATTTCTCCTATTGTTCTGGTTGCATATGACTTCTTTTTGTTTTGCTCTAGCCTGAAGTATCTTTTGGCAGATTGCATATAATAATAGAAGTCGTGTATTGGTTTTACATGACTGTGTGCAACTATGCAATAGGAGTCATCTGAATTTACAATCTGTTCACACATGATTTTGTTACCAGAGTATACCTCATTTCCAGGCATTTCAAAGTAAAAATCATTAAAGCTCTTTATTATCCATTTAACCGATGCAATGTGCAGGTAAGTGGATGCAATATTCTTCATACCTTGCACCCATCCTGCTTTTCCCAGTGTGCCATTGTTAGAGAGGATGTCACTGCCAAAATTGTCTTCGGCATCATTAGGCATTACGGGCCAGTACTGGTGTCTCGCCATATGCATCTCTTCTGATTTTATCATTATCGTCTTCACCTTTGGAGGGATGTTGCTATTGAATTTAACTGCATCAATGAACTTGTTTACATTGTCTCCCTCAGAGAACTGAGACTGATCCATTACAATATGTCTTATGTGCTTGTAACCCTTACTGTATGCATCAGTAACTACTTTCCTGTTTATGCTTGCAATCTTAGCACTCCTATTAACACCTTTGACAAGCATATTTTCGTTCTGCTCACTTGATAAGATTTTGTATACCGATTCATTCAAGTACAATTGCTGCTTGGATGGGTAATCTGGAGATCCGATAGGCCTGCCTCCACCTCGCTGTTCTTTGGCAGACATATTGAATGCTTGTGTCCTTGACTGACTGTTTCTTACTACATTCACCAGCCTGCAATTATCAGTGTTTCCCTCCATTATGTCTTTCTCAAGATATTCGAGGCAAGAATATAATGATGTCTGGCTCTTTGGTTCACCTTGTTTGATATTCTCTTCCAGCTTGCATGCTCCTCTCATGCTGACATTTGAAACTGCTAACTCTTCCAGTTTGCCCAGTATCTTGGCTCTGTGCCTGTCCTTAAGCCTCATTGATTCTCTGTTCATGATGTCTTGAGCATACCAGACCGCATCTTTTGAATATCCAAACTTTGATGAGAAATCAAAAGAACGTGGATCATGAACACCATTAGTAGGCTGCCCATCCAATTCTTCTTCTCTCATCTTCTTATTATTCTCTAGCACTTTCAAACATGACTTAGCCATATACTGGTCATTATAGAGTTTCTTAGGGCGTGACTGGAACACAAGTTGTGCTTCTGAATAATAAAATGTGAGAGAATCAGTGATGCACCCAGGAGCCCAAAATGATGTGAACAGTCCGGTAACATTGAATGATGATGGGAGTATTCCCTTTTCAGACATGAGTACCTTAGAAGGCTTGCAGTACCTGGCCAAACTGATGTTGTCAGAACAGTAATCAAGCATCCGGTCACGCAACCAAACATCAAGGGATGTCTTAAGCATTATTGCCATTTTGTCATTCAACAGGTTCCTTATGTTTGATATTTCTGAGAAGTTTATCCCAGATAGATACTTTAGTAGATCCAATAACTCTGATGGCTTTTGATGCAAGTCTAACATTATCAATGATGACCCACCAATGTATTTCTCCAGGTAATCCTCCAGTCCGAATTTTACCTTTGAGATACCTGTTGATTTCGACATAGCATCAATGTACTCAGCAGTGTTTGTGAAATTTGATGGATGGTACTCATTGCCAGCATCAATAATCCTGTTTGTCATTGTGTTGCTCTGTATGAAAATGGCAGCCATACTCATTGCATGAGTTCTGAATTCATGATCAACTGTGATAATTTTTTCAAGCTTGTCCAATGCGGTCTTGTTCAATTTAGAGACCACATAAATGTAATCTCGTGTCTCACATGTGCACCGAACTTGACCCTTGAACAAAGTGTTAATCTCCGTCCTGGTCATGTCCTCGAACATCTCCTCATCATCGTTGCTTCGCCTGAACCTAGCAATGCTGAAGTAATTGTAGTGTGGATTGTTGCCATACATTGACCTTCCAGTTAGAGTGCAGAATATCATGTTGCACTGGATTGGTACAGAATAATAGATACCATGCGAGGCGCCTATCTTTATTCGAACAATATCATTGATCCACTTGACAATGCATGATGCCAATATTGCGCCTCTTGATTTGTTTATTGTGTCGTATATTGGCTTTATCACTCCGATGCTTTCGAGTTCCCTATCTCTTCTTGTCCCAGATGGAACATCAAACCCCAAGTTACTTGAAGTGCTGTTTGACTTTGTCTGCATTGATAGGTATTTAATCAAGGATTCCGTGTCCTGCTTGGCTTCCTCATGATATTCACTGGGAATGGACTCTGGTTGCTTTTTTTCATTTATACGTCTGGACTTCAGAACGTATTCTGTCAATAGGCTTTTGGAGCACGGGCCACAAGATGCCATTGCATTTTGAGGGCTGTAATAGGGCATCTTTTGTCCATATTTCTTTTTAATTATATCTGTAAACTTGCCCTCTGTTGTCTCTTTTCTAAGCAATGTTTTCCTTGATCTGTACTCAGAATCAATCGCTTTCATTGTCTTGATCTGTCTTGAATGAGGCAAGATAGATAGCATCAGTTCTCTCTCTGGATCACTAGAGCTTGCATTGAAAGCAATATCATCATGATAACTTTCTAACAATGCCAGACCTTTTAAGTCTTCTTTAGCATCTAGATTGAATACGTACTGAAGGGGTGATCTTGGTGTTCTAGGAGCAAACTCTGTATCATTTACTGTATTTAGTGTTTCACGAATGTCTGAGAGGTCTTTAATTTCGGTCATCATCACGGTATCTCTTGATAATGATTGAGAATCCCTGTAGGCATCTATGAATAAATCAAACTCTGTTGAGACTGGGCAGTAATCTGATCCGGTTTCTGGTGTCTTATCCAAGAGGCTCTCTAGGAGGCCATCAGTGTGGTTAGGGCTGTTTTGTTGATCCTTGTACATTAGGTACTGGTCTTTATCAGTGACATTCCTCTCAATGTCTAATATCCTGTCATTGAGCAACTGGATGTCTTTCCGGAACTTTGTTGTCTCTGCACTGGTCCATCCACACATGAAGGTGTTTTGTACAAACTGCATGATGTCTCCAAGAGTTGACAACTCTCTGTCAAAGATAAAGTTGCATTCCACAACCCTGATATGCGGATTGGAGTCCTCTATCATCTCACGGAGCGGGTCATACTTTTTACTTTTTGCATTCCGTGTAGCTCTTTGTGACTGAGTCACTGCAACGTCACCACAGAATACAGTGTCCTTGTCCCGCAACAAAAAGTCTGGTGTCTTCCTGTATTCAGGGGTTATCTGATTCAGTCCATTATCAATTAACCAATTGTTAACATCCACATCCTCTACAGCAGCGCGAGGGTACCTTTTTTTCAAGGCAGCTGATATAAATTTACATGCGTATTCATGCCTTGCATAGACCAGCCTGTGAACTTCATCAGCACACTCTTGGG